AAGATTCATTTAAAGCTGCTTCCATGGATTCACCAAGAATCCTCATTGCGTCATTGGCTAAATAAGCGTACTTAGCTACACCGGATGCAACGCCATATACAATGTTTTTAGCTGCTTCTTGGAAAGCGGTATACCAGGTTGAAGAAGTAATTTCCGTAATTCCCGCTGACAGCACACTTCCAATTGCGAGTTTTATTGATGCACCCCTCGTTTGAATCCCGGCATAAATACCATTAGTAATATTAAGTGCTGAATCAGAGAAATTCTTATACCAAACAGGAGTTTTAATTTCCTCAGTCCCAGCTGTAAGAAGTCCGTCTATTGCGGTTGTTATGTCTGTGGTTCCATTTTGAATTCCGGTGGCAAGATCTTTGTTGAAATCAGTTGAGATGACTCCGGAAATGGTTTCAAATGTCCCGGTTAGTAAAGCAATTACTTCGGGGGACCCCATTGTGGCTAAGGTGGAGATAGAGGTCGTCAGAAGACTCAAAGAGGAGCTAAGACTGTACATACGTACTGTATCTAAGCCAGTTGTGTTGGCTTCGAAGGCTGATAGTGAACGTCCGAAGTCTCCCATAGCCCCTGTTAGTTTGTAGAAATTGGTAGACCCTGAAGAGAAATCGTTCTCTGCCAAGGTCAGTTCAATGAGGAACTTAAGAATAGACCTAGTAGCAGCAAGTGCTGAAGCAGAATCTTCAATAAAGGTTCCTGTACTAACACCCTTAAGACTATTACTTACAGTCTTAACAGACTCGCCGAAAGTAGTCATGTGGTCAACGAGAGTCTTAGTTTCATCCTTTTTACCTAGAACTATTTGCTCAAATATGGTGTACTTCCCAAGTCCTGCAATAAGTTCATCGGTAGTTATGCCTTTTAAGAAGTCGGAAATCAAGGTAGCCGCCGCGATAGCGATAGCGGTATTACCCTCTAGTCCTTCGGGATTAGTTATGTCGCCAATAGCTGCAGATACATCTTTAATACCTTGAGCAAAGGCCTTCATATGTTCTACTAAGATAGCTGTTTGATCTCGTTTTCCTAAGAACGTCTTTTGGAAGAATGTGTAGTGAATTAAGTTATTTGTTATGCCATCGCTGTTTAGAATATTAAGGAAAGAACCAATCTTTATAGCTACGGCAATAGCAATTCCTGTTTTCTCAGTAAATCCTTCGGGGTCTTCTATTGTATTAAGCGCCCAAGAAAGATGCTTAATGGCCTCTGCAAAATCCTCTATATGTGCCTTAAGTTTTTCGGTTTCTGTCTTATAACCACCAAAGAAACTCTCAGCCCATGTAAACATTTGAAGATTGTAAGTTATGCCTTCAGAGAAAAGACTATTAAGAAATGTTCCTACCGCAGCTATTGCATCTATAGCGATCGTTGTAGTAGCCAAATAGTCTGCAGGTTCTTTGATAGAATCGATGCCTAAAGAAAGGATAGTTATTGCTCGTCCAAATGCTGTAATATCTCTAGATAGAAGTTCTACTTCTGTTGGTGCGAAAATGTAACTAAGTCGTCTGATAAAGGGTTGTTCCGGCAGTGCCTCAGAGAATTCGTTTAGCATCCCAGCGACAAGAATGGCGTTGTCCATTGCGGCTTCATCAACTGTGATGTTCTTGAACGCGTTTAATCCCTCGGCAAAGGCGACCATTTGCGCGGCGTTCAGCGAGCCGATAAAGGTTCCGATCATCTCGCCGATGGAAGATGCCGCTCCATTTACAAAGTCCTGAAAGGTTGGGTCCTTTTGCAGCTCCCCAAACGCAATAACAATTAAAGCGATAATGGCGATGACGCCGAGAATCGCCAACAAAGCGGTTCCGACCGCAGGAAGAGACATGGTTCCCAAGACTTTAAAGGACAGGGCCATGCCAAGTAGCAAGGTTGACAATCCTCCGGTAAATGCCGCAGTCTGCTCCCAGCTGACGTCGCGCACCTCTCTCAAAGCGACACCAAGGGTATAGATAACCCCTGCCATAGCCGCCAGGGACCCTATGGTGGCCACTACTCCGGCAACGGAAATCCCCTTGGTTGATAGAATAAACAAAGATAGAATTCCAACGATTCCGACAAGTACGGCCCCCATTTTTCCAAGGTCTTCCCATTCCATACTGGCGACAGGCTTCAGAGCCTTTATGATCAGCCAGATGCCTGCAGCAAGACCGATCATGCCTGCGATCTTGGATTTTTGTGCGCCGTATTTTCCGATATGTTTGTTAACCCCAATGAGAAACCCGATTGCTACCGTCAATCCTAAAAGGGCAACGCCCATTTTTCCAAGGTCTTCCCACTCCATGGTGGCAATGGGAAGCAAAGCCTGGACGATGAGCCAGACAGAACCGGCAAGGGCGATGATGGACTTCCATCCATGTTTACCCTTGATCTCCATGCCGGATAGGCCTTTTGACATGAGGACAAGCAGGGCAAGAATTCCGGTGACCGCGGTGAGCGCGGGAACAAGGGTTTTCCAGTTCTCCACGCCGCCGATGGACTCAAACAGGTCCATCATCTTTTTGATGGAAACAATAAATATAAGGATGCTGCTGGACATTGCGAACATCCCCACCCCAAGTCGACTGCCCTTTAAACCGGGAATGCTACCGAGCAGGGACAGCCCGGCCAATACGCCGGCAATTATGCCGACCGTTTTGCGGGCCTCCTTCATCTTGTCCTGGTCAAGGGTTGTAAGAAGATAGATACCCCCGATCATGGCGCTTATTGCTCCGGCAATCTTCAGGACATTGTTGCCAAGCTGGCTCGGATATTTTCCTCTCGCGATTATCTTTCCGAGTTTTGACCACGTGTTGACAAGATTGAATACTTTGACCAACACAATAGCGATGGCGCCGCCTGCAAACCATCCCCAATTGCCTTTGATCCAGGTCCAGATACCTTCCAAAAAAGCAAAGATCCCTGCAAAGGGACCGTCTTTTTCACTGGCTTTTTTGCCGTCACTGTAGGAGAAGTCGGTGGATCCGCCGCTGGCCAGACGCAGCCAGTCTTTTGAAGGGTCTTTTTTTCCGGTGAATATTTCGGCAATCTTTTTCTTGATAGTCTCCCAGGCCGTCTTCACCAGATTGACAACATTGTCAATAAATTGCTTAGCGCCCTCAGTTGTGGCAAACTGCTCCTTCAGCAAAGCCCAGAACGATTTTGTTTTGTCAAGCCCCTTTTCCCCGAATAAACCTCGAAGCGCGTTTTTAAGCCGTGTACGCCAAGCTTTGATCTTGGTAATGAACGGCTCGATGAACGCTTTGAAAGACTCAACCCACTTCTTGACGTCCTCTGAAGTGCTCAGATACGTGTAAATACGCTTCCCAAACTCCCAAATCGCGGATACGATGGACGGAATGGCAGCAACGAAGTCCTTGACTTTCTGGATATAAGGCTGCAGCGTATCAATGAAATCTTTGAACCGGGTTCCGCTTTCAATAAGGGTGGTCCCGGCGCTGGTTTGGGTCTTTCTAAGGGTAGGCTTAAACCAATACTTCCAGATTTTGCTGATAAAGATCGTAATGTCATTCCATGCCGAGCCAAGAACACCAACCAGCCCAGAAACTGTGTCTCCGATTGCCTTCGTAATATTTTGGAAGGTTTCGTTGGTTTTCAGGTTGGCCGCGAAATTGCTGATTGCGTCGGCGATCACAACGAAGAAATCAAGAAGCCCGTCGATTGCGCCTGGAAGGATTGGTTTTAAAACGGAGCCAATCGCCTCAGCTATCCCCTTGATGACCGTCTTTCCGATGTCGAAAATTGAGAAGAACCCCTTGAATATCTTGGTAATCTTTTCAAATCTGGTCACGCCGGCAACCGGATCCAGAAGCCAATTCAGGACGCTTTCAGTGAACGCCTCAAAGCTCTTGGACATGCTGGCGAGCCGCTCAGCAGTCATCGGCGGAAAAATGGCTTTGAAAGCATCTCCGATAGCTAACGTGATAGAATAGAGTGAATTCCAGGTATTTCGGATCCCCTGCAGAAAGTTATCTCGTCCGCCAATATCTTTCCAGTTTTGTAGGAGCTCATTTCGAACAAAGGACCCAGCGGCAAATACCCCCCAAAGAACGCCGGTAACCTCGGTCCAAAGGGCTGTAGCCTCCTCAAAATTGCCGAATATAATCTCAAACGTGCGCATCCAGCCGCTGCTGACGGCGTCTTTGGTCGCGGCGATCGCCTCGGAGAAGGATTTTGCGGTCTGCGCCGCTTTGAACGCCTTGACACTTAATTCGTCGAAGTTTCCAGACAAAGCCTCAATCGCCTCAGCGGCCGTATCATATTCCTTATTCTTGACCGCTTCATACGCCGCTTCAGACAACGCTGAAAATCTACCGAACCCGGTCTCCATGACCTCGGTATTAAGCCATTTATCGGCCAAAGACTGTCTGAAATTCTTTGTTGTGATTTCGCCCTTTTTTATTGCTCCGGCTGCTTCTCCTGCAGATATCAGGGACTCCATCAGTTGTTTCGAGTTGACAGTGGCGCCTTCAATCGATCTCCAGTCCTGAACCTGCATATGCCCCAAGGAATATGCTTGATTTATACCGAACTGCATGATTCTGCCAAATTCGGCAGCGCCCTTTCCCGCAAAAGCGGTTGCGTTTGCTACGCCGGTAATCATTGGAATCAGTTTGTCAATGTCTCCGCCGGAGGAAACCATGGTCGCCAAAGCCGATGTCATGTCGGTAAAACCATAACTGGTCTCATCCGAGAACCACATCAGTTTTTCCAAATATCCGTTAACTTCCTCAATGGACTTTCCGGTTGCGTTCATGATGGTCTGAACAGAAGCAGTCTTCTGCTCGTACTTTGTCATCCCGGCGGTAATTTGGTCGATGGAGAGTGATGAAATTAGACGTTTCCCGGCATAATAGGCAGAGTTCGTGATGTTACGGAGAACCTGGTCCCCCATGATGCCAAGCGCGGAAAACCGATGTGTAACCGTCTCAACGGCCCGTTCAAGTGCGGACATGCCTTTGGAGGCTCCGTCCATTTGCAGGGTTTTATTAAGATTCTCCAGAGACTTGGTGCTGGTCTGGATGCCCCGCTCGAACTGCTTGTTGTCAAATTGCATCTCGACGATGCGCTTATCAGTGCTGCTCATTGACGGGTTACCTCCTTCCATAGGTCTTCTGCAATTTTGTCAAATATCGGCCCGATGGCCGGATTGATGTAGTCCCGGCCCTGGACGTACCCGCCGGTTCCAGTCCCGTGACCGTACTGCAGGATGATGGCGATGCTGACCCCGTCGTTGACGTGGGTATTTATCCAGTAGATAATGGTTTTTCCGCGGCCTCGTTCAATAACGAAATCCCAGCTTTTTGCGGTTTCCCCGCTGTCGACGGGGGTAGCGGAGGCCAGCGCGTCAACGCCGATTCCGCCGTATTTGTTCAGAACGTTCAGGTATTCGGCCCCGGACATACGGATAAGGAACTTCTCGATCTTGTTGAAATTTCCCCGGTGTTTGAAACGGATCATACCTGGGCCTCCTTATCCTTTGGTATTCATTTTCTGGCGCCTCGCCTCGTTGAGCGCTCTGTTGTTTTCATAGACTTGCCGCTTGTTCATCTTCTTCTCCGGTTCGTTTTTAAGGTTGCAGACCTGGATCAGGGTGAGCAGGCGGTTTAGGTGCCACTTCTGGCATTCAAACGGAATGTTGAGGGCAACCATCCAGTAGTAGATGATCTCCGCGGTGATGACCTCACCCCGGGAACGCCGCTGGTTGTTCCGTCGACTGAACCAGGTGGCTGTCATCTCATCCTCGATGTAGGCGTTGATTTGCTGAATGACCGATGCAGGAATATTTAGATAGAGATCATTGTTGACATTCTGGGTTAGGGTCATGCATCGGATATAATCGTTTAATTCTTCACGGGTCTTTGGGTCATTGGAGTAGTAGGGTTTCTTCCATTTTGATTCCCATTTGGCCAATGAAACGAGGGAATGCTCCAAGCACAGTTCCTGGCCTTTTGTCTCGATAAAGATCTCGTTTTCTTCATCATAAAATTCAACACCGGGGATTGTGACCTGGAGCATAGTCCCTCCTCTTGATTACTTGTTAAGCGGCGTGAGCGCCGGTTTTGTCTGCTGGTGATCCTGCGGGACAAGATTATTCGGCAGAATCCCGTTGATGAACGTGGATGCGGCATCGGCGTCCATTGCCAGTTCCATGAAGAGGTCGGAATAGGCCTCCGTCTGGGCAAAGGAGTCGG